GCGTTACTCTCCTGTACTGTATTAACTGAATCTCGTACACCCGGCTCCAAAAAGTACTTTAGCCAATTTAATCAATTCTTAAAAACATATAATAAAAACTATAATAATACTGAAGAATATTGGAATCGTTATGGTATTTTTAGTGCAAATTTAGATTATATAAATAAACACAATAGTTACAATAAACCATATATATTAGCAATGAATCGTTTTGGTGACCTTACCAGTGATGAATTACCAAAAGGTTTATTTAAAAAAAAAAATTACCCTAAAAGTATAAATAGTATGAAGCCTTTAACGATACCAGATAATCTTGATTGGAGAGCTGCTGGAATAGTAACAAATGTAAAAGACCAAGGTGATTGTGGAAGTTGTTGGGCGTTTTCGGCTATAGGTGCCATTGAGGGACAACATGCCAAGGTCCGTAACCAAAATTTAACTTCTCTAAGTGAACAAAATTTAGTTGACTGTTCATATAATTATGGTTGCGAAGGATGTGATGGGGGATGGCCTGAAGCAGCCATGAGATATGTCCGAGATAATCACGGTATTGATACCGAATCATCTTATCCATATGAAGGAACCGATGATACCTGTCAATATAATAAAAATAATAGTGGGGCTTTAATATCTAGAACAGTCAATGTTACCAGTGGTAATATGAGCGCTCTGTACGAAGCTATTGCTAATATTGGACCCATTTCAGTTGCTATTGATGCTGAATCAGATTTCCAATTCTATAAATCTGGAATATTTGAAACTACTGAGTGTAGTAATCAAGAATTAGACCATGCAGTTTTGGCTGTTGGATATGGTGTATCTCCCTCTGGAAAAACATACATTATAGTAAAAAATAGTTGGAATACCGATTGGGGTATGGATGGTTACGTCTATTGGTCAACTTCGATTGATAACATGTGTGGTATAGCAACGGATGCTTCCTATCCATTAATTTAATATTTTCTACTAACTGGGTTTTATTTTTACAAACGGCCAGTTTGCGTCTTTTTTTTCTTTATTATACGATGTATTATTTTCAAGAGCGGTAAGTAGAGCTTTATATTCATTAAAGTTAAGTCCTGGGTCATTCATATGAGCTAAAATACACTTTGTACCGTTCCATTTACATCCTGTTGAACCTGATACAATACCCCAATTGTCGTGAACTTCTCCACCCTGTGTTTTTTCCCCCTTAGGAGCCAGTCGTTTACATAGAATTTCTGGCTTACCAGAACATTGGTTTGGGTCTACATGTTGGCAATCTGCTCTCCCACTTTTTTTGCATTTATATTCTATGTTTCCAACTTTCGTACAACAATAACCTGGTTGACATGCATTACTATCATACGTCCCTTCGCATTTGTCTCCATCATTTAGATAATAACATTTGTTTTGTATACATCGACCCCATATGTGTCCTATTGGACCTTTACAATCATCGGTATTATTACATTCACCCGTACCAGATACAACTAACAGTTGGGTACCACCAACCTTTCTTTTAGATTTACGTCTATATTTTTTTTTTGAACGAGAATATCTATTTTTACTTCGTTTATTTTTAGAAAATTTTGTTTTTTTTAATGGCATATATTATATTTAGATTATAATTTAGAATAAATTATCTTTTTTACAATTATGTTTAAGAAATAATTTATTGTTGTTGTGCTTTTTTACATGTAAATCCATAGTTCCTATCTACTCCACCACAATATGAACCTGGTAAACATTTCTTATTAGCTGCTTCCCTTAAGTCTGAGTTTTTTTGGTAGTCTGAGTTTTTTTGGTTAACTATTGGATATCCATGTGTCGAGTGTTCAATACTCGTAACGTTAAATCTATGGCTTGTACTTAATCTATTATTTGGGTTATTAAATGGTAAGCATAGCTCGTTTTCTCCTAAATATATACAGTTTTTATCTTCACAAACACCCCATAAACATGGTTTATTGCTATTACATGTTGTAAATCCTTTTTCTGTACCACTGACATACATTCTAGAAGCACTTAAACCACCATAGGTCTTTGATTCAGGTCCACCTGTTATTGAATCGGCACTACCACCTCTTTTTCGAGATTTACGCCTATATTTTTTTTTGGAACGAGAATATCTATTCTTATTTCGTTTATTTTTAGAATATTTTGTTCTTTTAAATGGCATATAAACTATATTTAGATTATAATTTATATACTATAAATCATACTTTAAAATAAAATTATATTTCCAAACTGCCATGTTGCTTTACTTAAAACTTAAGGTTTGGGTAAACACTCGCCTGCTCTAAGCCCGCCATGCACATTCATATACTTAATATCAAATTCATTAATGGAACCATCTGCCCTTTTTTCCCCACAGACAAGTTTACCCACACATTGATTATTACTAGATGTTTTATAATATGCTTTTTCAACTAATTTTGCATCATTGTCGGGTATTTTGTTCAAATTAATATCATATAGTTTTGTATTTTTTATGCACTCTTTCCCTTCGCTTTGATAATAGCATTTGTTGTCTTCTGTATTTAAAATACCATATTCACATCCATTACCTTCGGTTGGCGTTGATACAGAAGAGTGCTTATCCGATAATATTAATTTTGTATTTACTGGGCCTTTTTTTAGTTTTATTAAACCCCATGACGTCACGGCATCATCAACACCTTGATTTTTAGGATACAATTTTGTTAGAGTAGTAAAATCGTTATTGGATGGGCTCCATCTTAATTCTTCTAATTTTGGAAATTTTAAAGACAACTGATTACTACCACCTTTTTTAGATTTACGTCTATATTTTTTTTTTGAACGAGAATATCTATTCTTATTTCGTTTATTTTTAGAATATTTTGTTCTTTTATTTGGCATATAAATTATATTTAGATTATAATTTAGAATTCTTCATAACAAATATATGATAATGGGCAATTCCTTTAACGCTTTGATTTTTGGGAACATTTCTAAAGTATATGGTTTCACCAAAAACTGAAGTAATTATTTTATCAACTTCATCTTCTTCTAAAATTGTATCTGGATTAATCCAAAGAAGTTTATGTTCTAAATTTTCTTCTATATCGTATGGAAATGTATTATCAACTATAACATACTTATTAGATTTAATTATATTATTCATGATGTATTCATGAACCTCTCCATTTAGACTTTGGACATGAGCTATATATTTTTCTTCTATTTCGGGCTTTCTATACAGTTTTTGTTTATGGTCATACCTTTTTAGGAAATCCCAAGTAAGCATGTTTATTTTTAATAGTACATAATATTTTTCAATTTTAATCTAATAAAAATTGATTTATGATAACTATAGTTACTTTTAGTAAATGACTGGTATATGCTTACCGAATGAGCTATTAATACTTATTTTTTCTAATATCAATCACAAAGACATGTCAAAAATTTATTTTAGCCTAAGACCTTATAAAGATATTTTAGACTATGTGATAGATAAATATAGGATTAAGATTTCCTTTCAAATAGAGTCTATATTTAAAATAATCATAGAACCAATTAAAATTAATAATAAAAAAATATGCGTTTATAAATCCAACAGAGTAACGAATTTAGAATTAAATAATTTTGTTATCAGACAAAAGCTTACTATTTTAAAATATAAATGTTATGAATATGATAATATTATAGATAATATTTACCAAAATGAAAAATTATCGATAAAATTATGGGATAAAATATGTATTGTAAATAATAACAATAAATACATAAAAAAAATTTTGAAACAAGTTTTAACTGAATATAAACCAAGACATTATATTGGTTTATTTACTGAATCAGATATTAGAGAAACTCATTCTTTATTGTTTTTTAAATCAATGGTTACTCTACAATATGAATTAGGAAAATATTATTTAAGTAGTTAAAATTAAAATATTTAATTATTATATAATGGTATATGTTAGAAAAACTAATAGAAAAATAAGGTCAAATAAAGGTAGACCAAGAAAACCTTATAGAAAAAGGTCATTAAACAAAAAACTTCGTAAAAGAAAACAAAGTAAATTAAATCGTATGGATGCACCAAAACCTAATCCCGATACTCAAGTAAAATCAAATAAATCAGATAATTTAGTAGAAATTATGACACCTAGAAAACAGATTGTCAAATTACCAAGAAGTTATCCAGGTGATATGTGGGTACACCAATATCTGATAGAAGACAATAATATTCCTTTAAAATTTTATCAAAAATATCAAGATAATTTATTAAATGACACTTATATGAAATATTGGAATATTTGTTATAATAAATATTAATCTAAATAAACTTCTTCTATTGAATAATCTATATCTACATTATCTATTTTTTCAATAGAAAAATCATTTAAAAAATTTATTTTATCTGTAGGTATATTAGGAAATATTACATTAAACTCTATAAATAAATCCCCATTAACTCCTTCTTTGTTGGGTAATCCCTTACCTTTTATAACTTTTACTAAATTATTCAATAATGGTTTAGTATAATTAAACTTATGCGTTTTATTATCTAAATATAAAAATTCAAAATTATATCCATTATAAATTTCAAATAATGATATATTTTTTTTAATAGTTATATTATTATCATTTATAATGTAATTCTCATTCTTTTTTGGAAATATGTTAATAACAATATCTCCTGGTGAAAAATCAATTTGTTCATTACCTTCATTTTCAAATATAACTTCTTCTTGGTTAGATGAAAACGAAAACTCCTTAAAATTTGGTAAGTATAACACTCCTTTACATTGGGTGCAAAGATGTTTTTTATTATTATCATCTATAGTATAACCAATAGCATCACATAATCTACATTTATACATTCGTTTAACATTAATTTTTTTGGATACTTTGTTATAAATATCTTCCAAGGAAATATTAACATTATAAACAATATCATCGTTTTTTTCTAATTTAACCGGTGTTTTTTCTTTAGAGGGAGAATGTTTGTCATTATAAAATTTTGAATAGTTATAAATTTCCGACATAATATCTTCTGAACTAGTTTTGGTAAAAATATCGTTAATTTTACTTATTTTATCATAAAATGAATTACATTTGTCAGATGTAAATATTTTTTCAGCTAAATTTTTAAATTCAGGTGATATGTTATTAGTAAATGAAAATAAAAAGGGCTTATTAGTTGTATTTTTTTTACAAATATTTTCATAAGCATTATTTATTTTTTTAAATTGTATCTCGGCATCTTCTGACTTATTTCTATCAGGATGATATTTACGTGCTAATTTTAGATATGCTTTTCTAATTTCTTCGTCGGTGGAATTAGGAGAAATTCCTAAAATTTCATATTCCATAATATGCTTTATATTATTATGATTTTTATAAGCAATTTAAAAAAAATTTGATTTGTTTAAACTAATTTAAAGGATTATATATTTAATAATTAAGTACTTAAATGGAAAATAAAATACAATTAAATCCAAACATACAAATAAACCTAGATGAATTGGTATTGGATGATTCATTTAAATTAAGTAATGAGTCTAAACCTGAATCAACCGAATTACGAGTATCTACTATGACGGGTGTTTGTAATCTAAAATGTGAAATAGATTTAAAAATATTATATAGTTATTTAGATTTAAATCAACATAAAAATATTAAATATGTAGAGTTCGGTAATTTTCCAACAAAAGGTGTTAAGAGTAAACAAATATCTGTTAAAAAGGCAAAAAAAAAGAAAGTATTTTTCAATCAAATAACAATTGTTGTAAAAAAAGATGAATATGAATCCAATATTAAACTATTTAATAATGGTTCTATATCTATGACTGGATTAAAGAGTGAACAAATAGGTGTAGACTCCGTTCAATACTTGATACCATTAATAAAAAAAGCTAACGATACAATTGATGGTGACACAGTTTCTGCTATAAAATCTAGTAAATGTGAATTAGAAGATTTTAAAATAGTATTAATTAATAGTGATTTTTATGCTGGTTTTGAAATTAAAAGAAGTGAACTACATCATTTATTATTAAATAAATATAAGATATTTTCATCTTATGAACCTTGTATTTATCCGGGTGTTAATAGTAAATTTTATTGGAATCGTTCATATATTGATAAACCTCATATAGGTAAATGTTATTGTACTGATATGTGTGAAGGTAAAGGTAATGGGGAGGGTAATGGTCAATGTAAAAAGGTAACTATTGCTACTTTTCAAAGTGGTAGCGTTATTATTACTGGTGCTCGTAATATAGAACAGGTAGAAGATGCGTATAAATTTATTAACAACGTATTTGCTGAAAATTATAGTTTATTAAAAAAACAAAATGCTCCGTTTTTGGATTTAGAAGATACCTTAGATACTATAAAAACGAAGTCTGATGATAATGAAATTATTTATATTAAAAAATCTAATATTAAATTAAAATTAAATTAAAATATTAGTATATATTAATGAGAAATACTATGAATCGAAGTAATAGATATAATAGGAATAGGACTAATAGGACTAATCGGACTAGGACTAAGACTAGATATAATAGTAATAGAACTAAAAATAGGTCAAGAAATAATAGGCGTTTATCTAGAAAATTTTCAGAAATAAATTATAATGAAAGTAGTAATAGGACCGATAGGACTACTTATAGAAGTAAGAATTATCATGAAGTACAAAAAACCATAAATACTAATAAAAGGATTATGGATAATTATAAAAATATAGATTGTGATGTATCCTATTTTGGATGCATTTATCCATGTGTTTGGGATAGTAGTAAAATTAGAGAAGGTAAGTGCTCAAAAATTAGTGAAGATAATTATCGTAAAAAACATATTAAACATAAACATAAACATAAATCCAACACATATGACACCCAAGATGAGACTAATTTAATAGATACTAAGCAAGGACGTGAAAAACTATTAAACCATCATCGTAAATATATAAACATGATTAACGATAAAAATAGGAGTGAATATGAAAAATTAAAATCTAAAAAATTAGAAATTGTAGAATTACTCAAAAAATTAGCAGTTAAAGATAAAGATTATAGTTATAAGATTCAGCAAAATCCTAAAAATATAGAAGAATTAATAGAAGAATGGGGGTATATTAGAGATGAGTTTAAATCTTTAGAACGTGAAATGGATGATATAGATTTAAAATTAATTCATTATAAAAAAAATTAATCTATATACATAATACCACCCATACCACACATTATTTTTAATATGTTATAATTGTTAGCATATATTCTTACATTACAATTTGGTAAATTCTCTTTTAATTCAATAGATAATTGAGAATTGTCAAATCTACTAAAATTACAACTACCACTTGGTTGAAACAGCTCAGGATTTAAAGAAAATGAATAACAGTATATAAAACTATCTGGTATAGATGTGTGATTATTAAATGGTTGATATAGTCTTAAATATTCAGGTTCCATTTCTATGGTTCTATCGGTACCATTTAATTTTATTTGTGCTAATTTTAAAGGGTCACTATAAGGAGATGTTAATGAATCACTATAGTTAAACCAATCACAACCTCTATTTGCAAATTTATTTGACACATCGCTTCTCTGAATAATAAAAATTAATTCAATTATAGGATGTTTTAATTGCAATTCAATAATTTTACTATTATTATTTGCTGGAATCATATTAGTTTTATTTATTTGCACTTGTCTTATTAAATATTCATGATTATCTTGTGCAAATTTTTTTCTTTCAGACGTATCTAAATAAATGTAATCTAATAATAGATTACATTTTAGTGGTTTATAAATATTTACAGGTTCTGTATTTTGTACTGCCGGAATCCATAAATCATTAAATTTGCGGATCCGTAATTTTACAATTACATCATGATATTGTAATGCAACCAATGGTAAGGCCAAGCCAGTATTATTACAAAACCAAAAATGTAATGGAATGATAAATTTACCACCAGTATTATCATTTGAACTAAACGATGAAAATGGATATTTACCTAGCATAGTATTTAAGCCATTTTTCTTTTCTTCTTTGGTGGTTAATTCAGACCAAATATTTAACCACTCACCTGTATGTATATCTATTTTTGTATTTCCAATTTCAATCCATATTTCTTCAATTAAAGAATGTCCTATATTATTAGTATATCCAAAATTAGATTCTAAATTAGGTAATTCTACTTGAAGAGCCATATTTTTTAGAAGGTCTCCATTTTTAGGTATAGTACATGATATTAATTTACCAAAATCTAAATTTTCTACAAAATCTACTTTTTTTGTTTCCATTGAAAAATTAGTATGTCTTTTATAAACCATTTTAAAAAAGGTTATTTGGGGTTTACCTATTAAAAAAGCGTCTTGTTTACCATAGGATACCAATTGAAGTAATCCACCAGTCATATATTATTATAATAATATTTAAATAGTAAATAAACATAAAATAATATTTATATTAAGATTAATTTATAATAATAATAATATATGAGTACACTTAATAAAATAGTATACTATGATACTCTAACAGTATCTAAACTTAAAGTTGGAAATATAAGTAATCAATTAATTATACAAAATAAAACCAATAAAAACACAAATGAACCTATTATTTTAGATATTAATAAATTAGTTGATACAGAATCCAATAATGAAATCTTTAATAAAACTATAGATACCGATGTTGATAGTGATAATAAAAATATTATAAAAAATTTAGGACCATCTAATTTTAAGCCTGTGTATCCAGGACAATCTATTATAGTTTTAAATGAGAAAGGTGGAAATTTATTAACTATACCTAAATCTAATTCAATATTATATTATGATTATGATAATAATCAAATATCATGGCTACCTATAACCCAATTAAATGTTAATACTAACAATACCAATAATATCAGTCCAGTTTTTAATTTAGTTGGACATTGGATACTTAGTCAATCATTAATAGATAAAAGTGACAAAAACCAAACTATTATGACAAATTTAAATAATTATAACTCTATTTTCGATTCAAATACACACTTTGAAATACCATATAAATCTTATAATAATATGGAATCATTTTCTGTATCACTATTTTTGTTTCTTAAAAATTACAACTGTTTAATAATAAAAAATAGTACAGAAAATTTTAAAGGTTTTATAATTGAATTAGAACATAATAAATTAGTTCTTAAATTTGGTGATGGTATTAAATGGAATATAGCAGTAACAAATTCTATTTTAGATTTAAATATATGGTACAATATAATTTTACTATCAGATGGGATAACACTAAAATTATATCTTAATGGGGGCATGATATATAAAACTATATCAACACTTATTCCAAATGATTCTGAAAAAATAATTATTGGAAATAATAATATAATAACAAATGGATTATCTGGATATATAGATGAAATAAGAATATATGATGGTGTTATAAATGCTAAAACTATTGAAGACATAAACATTTCTAATATACCAGACTTGACTGAACCTGAACCTGAACCTGATTTACAGATTAATTTAGATTCGGATATTGAATTAGAACCGGAGCCTGAACCCGAGTTAGTATTACCAAATTATATAATACTAATATTAATAGATTATAAATCTAGTAATTATCATAATTTGTTATCCGAACATAAATTAGAAATTAATAATATTATTACAAATTCCATAAATACACTTTACACTGATTATAATATAAAAATAAGTTATATTAATAATAATTTTATTACTATTAGGTGTGAAATGAAAATCAATGATTATGCTATTATTAATAAGCAGACAACTATTAATACTATTACTACTAATTTAAATAAAATTAGTAATCAATTAAAATATATCTTCGGTGGTATTGATTCAATTACAGAAGCCACATACAATTATGATGTTACATATCAATCTTATGAAATGGAGCCAGAGCCTATATATATTAATCAGAAATTATTGAATCCTACATATGTTCCCATTATATCCCAAGATTTCAATAACATAGTAAAAATTGTTAGGTATAATGGACAATTTTATATGTTATATGATTCTGGAAAAATTTATTTAAATAATACTATTTTCATCGATATTTCTAGTACTAAATTAATAGATTTATTATTTCATCCAAATTATAGTAATAATAATTTAGTTTATATTTATTATATTCAAAATGATACCGCTATTTTATGTCAATATAAAGTTAATAACCAAATATTAGATTTAAATACTAAATTAATTATTTATCAAATCGAACTAAAAGGTAATACTACATGTGCATGTTTTGATGATAAACATTTATATTTATGTATAGGTGATACTGATGGTGTTAATG